GCAAAAAGCCAAACGCACAAACCACCCAAAGCTCCCCAAGATTCGCTATGCGCTTACCGCTGAGTGCCACCTAGAGATTGCCCTGTGCGCTGCTGCGCTGTGCTGCACTTGTGGTGAGGCGCTGTGCTAGCGGGAGGGGGCAAGGGGGGTGTGAGGCTGCGTGCGTATAACGCTACCCCCTCGCATTTTTGCACCAAAAGCACCACTTATTGCTTGACCGTTGCTTGACTAAGTGCGTGTGTGTGACCCTCCTAGCTCCGATAACCGAGGCCACACAGAGCTAGAAGGGCGTTACACAACACACACGTAACAAAGCACAGTTTGGTGACCGAAGTCAACCGGAAATATCTTATTTTTTGTGTTTGACAGGGGGTTCCTTGGGATACACTCTAAGTGAGTTGGGAGTGGTTGACTTGTGTAAATACACCTAAGACCCACATTCCACATCAGTTAAAGGTGTTGGTGTTGTTTTAGTCATTTGACAGCTCTAAGATTCACTTAGAGTGTCCCCCCTGCCTCCATATATACCCTCTCTTAAGAGCGCTTGTTGGTCTAGAAGCCGCACAGCGGGAACAGCCAGAGATTCAACAGCCATAACGACCTGTTCCTCAGTCTTTTCTGACATCCCGTAGTTAGCACCGCTGACATCCAACACACAATGAACCAGTTCATGCACCAGTGTTGTCATAAGGGTCTTAGGGTCGTCCTGTAGGCGAAGGAGGAGGTTGATTTCACGCCTTTCGCCATCGTATTCGCCAACCCTTGAGTCTTCAAAGGAGGACACGTAGTTCACTGGGATGTCTAGTCCTGCTATTCTAAGGTTGTAGATGTTGTTTTTCATAGCCATGAGTTCCCCTTTGGGCTGAAGTTGTCCATGAACTTCTCTAGTTCTTCCTTTAGGCGGTCGTCTTTGCGCTCCACCATGCGATTGTCGGCGTCTTGAGCCATCTGCTCTGTCCAGTAGGCCACAGCCATGCTCAGGGCGTCTAGGCGGTCATCATGGGTGATGGCGCCGCGCTGCCTTGTGAGCCGTGAGAGCTGGTAAATGAGCTGGTATTTGAGTTGTGAGTCGTTGGGGTAGCGCTGTGCGCTCTCGTAGTCGTCCTTGATGACCTTGGGGTCTATAACCAGTCTGTGCTGGTTCATCACGGGCTCTAGGGTGTCGATGATTCTGCGTTCCTTTTGGGTGTTGTGGCGCACCTCTTCGATGGTGCAGGGGTGTATTTTAGTTAGTATGGGCTTGAACAGCTCAACAAACATACCATCCCCGAAGTTACTCTCGACCACGATGGCATTCACCTTGTGCTGCTTGGCTTTCATGGCGAGAGCCTTGAGTGTGGTCTCGTCGTAGCCGCCTTGCATACCCCCACCATCCGGAACATACAGGTATCCATTGAGCATTTTGACCACGCTGAAGGCGGTCTCGTCTCGTCCACGCCCTGAGGGGTCAATGGACATCACAGAGCCCGTATATGGGATGTATTCCCCGAGGGTTTGCATGGGGCGGTAGAAACGGTCCCCTGAGAGCCCCACGTTAGGCACAGAGGAGTCCCACTCTAGTTTTGGGTCCCGAGCCCACACGAGCTTCTCGGGCGCCACAGAGGCGTCCACAGACATCACCACGAGGTCGCTGGTCTTGAGTGGGTATCGGTCTAGGTCACTCAGGCGGGTATCCAGCATGAACTGCATGGAAAACCCTGTGCGCCCGTAGGAGGCTTCACGCTCCGCTAGGTCGATGTCGCTGAACCGCAGGGGCTCAGTGGAGGACCCAGCTTGCTCGTCGTCCACGCAGAAGGCGCTTACGGTTCCGTCGTATGTCGCTTGGTTGGTCTTAGTGGTGACGTATTTGGCCGTCCAGATGCGCTTGCTGTAGCCCCGCTCAGTGAGTTTGTTGTAGATGGTGTCCTCGCACTGAGGGGTTCCCAAGAAGAGAACTTTGGTCTCGTCCTCGGGCTTGATGATGGCGTCGAACTCTTTGACCTGCTCACCGAGCTTGTCGCGCATCCCTTGGGTCGCGCTGTTGCCAACAACCTCAATGTCATCAGCCACAATGATGTCGGCCCGTGAGCCCGTCAGTTGAGACGTGACCCCCAAGGATTTGACGGAGGGGGCGTGTGAGGCGGGTGCTGGTCCGACGTCGAAGGAGATTTTTGAAAATCGCTGCTTATCGGTTGGTCTGAGATGGCCAAGAATAGGGAGCTCATGGATGAGTCTAAGTGTAAAAGTGCTGAAGTCGTCTGCTCTTGTTTTTGAAGCAGATACGACAAGTATGTTCTTTCGTGGGTCGAGGAGCAGTTGGTGAACAACGTATGCAGAGCATATCCAACTCTTACCGACTCCCCTAAAGCCTTCGATAATAGCTCTTCTATCTCCTCTTTGCATATAATCTGCGATTTCATATTGAATGGGGGTAGGGTCGGGTAGGTTAAGGTGCTTCCAGACAATATACAGGAAGTTCCTAAAGTCTTTGAGTTTGTCTGGAATGTGCACGGTTACTTGTTGTTACCTCGGTTCTTCTTCTTACTTTGAATCTTAAGGTTGCTCATGCCGTTGTTAGTAGGGTTCCGGTCGGCGTGGTGAACGTCTTTGCCTTGAACGGCATTCTTGCCTCGCTTCTTGATTACCATGCGACGCGCTTTGTTGCGTCCAGCCCTGCGCTTCTTCTGGCGCTCTGACTTGTGGTATGAGTCGTATTCCTTGCGGTAGTTTCGTTTCTTATCCATTAGCTGCTTCGTCAAAGGGTAGGATTTCTGCCAGTTGCTCCAGCGGGTTGCCCTTAGACAACCCAGCGTGAATGCCGTTGTCCTTCAGCAACTGACGTGCGGCGTTGAGGTCGCTGGGTGCAGCCTCTCCGCTTGAGATGCGGGTGATAAACTCGTCAATGAGAAGCCCTTGAAGGGCCTTGAGTTTTACTTCTTGGTCTTGTTCTTGGTTTGACATTCCTTGATTATTCTTACGATTAGATACACCAGACTCAACAGGCCAACTCCGATGCCAACCAGAGCGTTGATGTCTGCTAGTGTAAACGTGCCTAGCATCCCTAAGATGCCTACTGCTGCGGGTAAGTGAGTAGATTCCATGACTTATCCTATGGCTGTGATTCCGATAAGGGGGCGGTTGAACACGTTAGTCACGGCGCCATCGTGCCGCATCGTGCCGTGTAGAGAGGCGTCGTGTGTAGAGCTTTCTCGTCTAGCTTGTATTCTGATTTCAAGGCCGCTGCTCCAGTCTGAATAGGCGGCTTTTCGTCCTGTTGCTACGTTGGCTGTTCCTCCAATAACAAAGGGCCATTCAATAGTCCTTCTGCCAAAGTCTTGGTCATTGTTGTCGTGAGTTCCAAGAGAGTGTCTTGAGTCATCAACGTCAACACCGCCTAGCACAACCTTAAAGAAGCAGTATGCGCTTTTGTAACTAAACATAGAAAACACATACTTATACACGATAAGCTTAGTTCCAGAAGGCGGCGTGTAGGTGATAACGGAACCAGCTACGTCAGCGTAGGCGTCGGCAAGGACTACTCCACCATTAACTGCTGTAGGCGTAACGCTGCCGCTACGCGCCGTATAAGCAATACCGTCGCACGGCAACAAGAACTGTTCTAGGACCTGTCCCGCCGAACTTGTAAGACCAGTGCCGCCGTTAGTAACCGGAAGTGTCCCGTTCATTCCTGAAGAGATGTCGAGACTCGTCTTGATGGCAGCGTTGTGCTGAGTGACCAACGCCTCTGTCACCGTGGCTGCTGGTATAGTCAATGTCTTAGAGCTGAGGTCCAATGTGGATGCTAGTTTCGCAGCCGTGACTTGCGCGTCCTTAATCTTAGCGGTCTCAACAGCGTCGGTTGCTAGTTTGGCTGCGGTGATTGCTGAGTCTGCAATGTCGTCGGTAGCTTGAACAGTCCGCGAAGCACTTCCGGGCGCGTCCTCGGTTGCTTCCTGTGCAGCGAAGAGCCCCTGACGGTAGGCGTTGTCTAGGTCAGCCTCAGAGATTCTAGAGCCAGCCTGAAAATCAACGACAGCGTTCAACGTGGTCGAGCGGTAGATACGCGCTTCGTCCGTGTCAGCAGCACTGTGGGCAGCTTGAGGTGTGGCCGAAAGCGTCACCCGCTTGGTAGTCGTGTTGACGCTGGCTACACTTACAGCCTTCCACTCTCCGCTCACCTTAACGGCAAACTTGATGTCGTCTGTATTGATGTATTCAAAGGCGAAAGGACCAAACTCTAGTTGGTTTACGGCATTTAGACCGCTGGAGCCAGATAACAGGTCCAACGTGGTATATGAATTAGGCATGATGATTTGTTATTTAAGTAGTTCAAATAGGTTGGACTTGAGTTCTTGAAACTCGTTCTCGGTTTGGCGGCGAGCCTCCGCGCGGTAGATGTTGATTACCTTGGTAAGCTCTTTGGACCTTGGGTGGTCTTTATGCTTATTATTTTCGGTTATCGGGGGTAGTCGCTGGTAGTCGTTAGACTCAATAAGACGACGAAGAGATTGTCTAAGGGTCAACCTACGCGAACCTAGTTTAATGGTTCCCGATAGCTCCTGCATACGGTCGTAAGCGGTCTGACCTGACTTGTTTCTGTAGTCTCGGTAGTTGATTAGCTTGCCACCAATGTTACGCCCGTCAGACATAGTGTTTCGACCAACAGCTTGGTGCTCGATTTCCATGTCAACAATGTCGTTAGAAGTGGTGCTCCAGAAGACTGGGGTTAAGCCTTTAATGACGTTTCCTGTGGTTTCTTTGCGTTGGATTTCACCAAGGAAGTTGCGGCGTGGCATAAGCTTCTGACCAGCAACGCGCATAGGCTCTGGAAGCCTCTTCATTATCTTGTCTACTATGCTTCGGGCTTCCAGTATCGGAGCGTCCTCTTGGTAGACGTTTTGCGTCCAGTTGATGCCATTAGGAACAAACCCAGCGGAAATGTTACCCATAATGGTAGTAACTCGTTCTGTCGGTTTCTCAAGGATGTCGAGCAGCTCACCTAAGTTCTTTAGGTATGACTTGTTGCTCACGTTGTTTGCTAGGGACATAGCCAGTATGCCTGAGACTTGACTAAATGCGTTTTGGTGTTCAATGAACTCTTCTTCTCCTCCAAATTCACTAACTCCGGTGTCTCTCATGTCCGTGAAGCCTTGAGATATGTCAGCCATGATTCCCAAAATAGTAGCAAAGGGGTCAAAGCGCTGGTAGTTATACCACGTATCACCAACCTTAATCGAGAACGCCTTTTTGCCTGTGGCTTCCCAAGCGGCCCTCTTTCCGGGGTCTTTAGGTGAGCTACCTGTTATGTTTTCTCCGATACGCTCAATGTTCATAAACAGAGCAGACATAGTCATCGCACCTGTTGACAGGCGTCCAATTAACTCAGCCTTTTTGACTCCTGTCTCATTCTTGAGCGTCTGTAGGTAGGACTCAGCCAGTCTTCTTGATTCTGGCGTGTCTCCATACTTTTTAGCCATATCGTCAAGAGACACGCTTTTAAGGTCTTTAGCACGCTTTGAAAGTCGCATAAGCTCAGAGGCGCCTCCTATAGGGTTTGGCAATGAGCGACCAAGAGCAAACAGAATGATGTTAGAGGGAGTCCGCACAAACGGAATAATAAACCCGAGCCAAGGCGACATGGTAGCTACCTCTCCTGTCTTTTTGAAGAACGGGTTAGTCACCTCATTAGTGAATGTGTTCATCAACGCCCAGTCTTTACCAGCCTCCATAAGCAACTCGCGTTCATCAAAACCTTTCTGGTTGTAGATGATGCCATCCTCCAACGTGAGGTTGTTGTCTCGGTAGTGCTTTTGCATATAGTCATCAACAAACGCTCTTTCGTCTGCGGCCTCTAGCTCGCCAGCTTTACGGGCTTTAGACAACGCCAAGATGGCTTCCCTTTTGACGTTCTCTTCATTTCTGAAGCGTCCGTCTTTTGTAATCATTCCCTCAAAGCCATCGTTGATATACTCAGCAAAACTTCCGGGTTCGCGGTGGATTCCCTTTTGATAACCCTCAACAGCAAGCGCTGTCTTGATGCGAGAGCGATACGACATCTGCTTAAAGAACTCGTCTCCCGCCATCATAACTCTAGTGGGATGCCTAACTACTTTTCCAATAAAGTTGATTGCTGAATACACAACATTGCCGTCAGGGTTATCAATGTGAATCTCCCCTTGCTCTTTGTGTATGCGGTCGTCCCTGAAGGCTGTGTAGCCAGCGATTGACCTAGCTTCGTCGTCGTAGCCGGAACGTAAAGCATACTTAAGTGAGTCCGCAAAGCTTTGAATATCAAACATAACCCGAAAGTTGGCTCTTACTAGGTCAATGTTACCGCTCGCTAAACCACCACCAATTTGCTCAATGTGGCGCAAAGGCTGAACCAGAGCACCACCTAACATATTGACAATCCAAGACACAGGGTTACCCAAAATGGCATTATAATACCATTCTTGAGAAACAGCCAATCCTTTGCGTCCCACTAGGTTATAGCGTGCAAGCCTGTTGTTTATGCCTACGCTGTTCATGTCGCGGACTAAGTCCCCTACATCAACCTCGCTAGTTCCGGACTTTTTGAATATCTTTTGAAGGTCCTTTACGACGCGCTTGTCGTTGACTCCAGCCTTAGCCGACTGTCTGCGATAGCGCTTACCTGCTTCGCCTACGGCGTCCTCAACAGCCATTCCGAGCGTCTTGTGCTGTCCTGATATGTCGCGCCCTAGTGAGCTTTGGCCAGTCTTGTAAAGGTCTTGGCGCTGGCGCATCCCCAACGATAGCTGGGTTCCGAAGTCTGCCCAAATCTCCTGAAGCGCTCCAAAGCGGTCCATGGCTGAATACAACTCAGTCATAGCTTGGTCGGAGTTCAGAACCTTTACCTCTTTTCCAAAGGACACCTCTACGGTGGTTCTCTCCATGGCTTCCATCGCGTTGTTCATCGCTGTTTTGATGTCACGCGCTGATGCGTTCATTGCGTCATACAGAGTGTCAGCCTCGGCGCGAACCACTTTCAGGTCTTCTATTCGACCTCTAAACTGGTCTAAGTAGATTTTACTAGCCTTGCCTCCAGCGCCCTCAACTCCAAGACCTAGAATCTCGTTAGTCTCGTTGTAGAACTTTTCAGCGTCCTTTGGTGAAAAGTCACCCTTTTTAGCTTCTCGTGAGGCTTTGAGCGCAACCTGCGAAACACGGGACAGAAGCGCTCGCATCTCGGGAACGCTACGAACAAGTCGAATGCCAGACAGCATTGCTTGTGGGTTCGTTTCGTCGTAGAGCCCTGCTTTCTTTACTATGTTGATTACGTTGTCCTCAAGGCGCTTGATTAGGTGCTCGGTTCCTCCCTCTTTAGACTCGTTGAGAATGTCGTTCACCATTCCTCTCTTTGTCTCAAGAGAAGAGTTAGCGCCCGTTATGTTAGCGTTTTCGCGCAGCCATGAGTCCAGTTGCTCCTCCGTAGCTGAGTCAGGGTCGATTGATTTGACAGTTGGAGCCTTGGATTCACTCACCGTGCGCTCTGCCTCCGCAACGTCCGGCGAGCGGTCTAGTTCATCGAGTTTAGTGCCTGTAGATTCCTCATACTCAATCGACTTGTTGCGGTCGTGGATTCGCTTGTTCAGCTCACGTCCTGCTTTGATTTCGTTAGGTGTGAGTTGGTTTTCTGGATTAGAAAGCGCCTTATCTATAGCATCAACCTCGTCAAGCTCTTTACCCGATATGCGGCTCTCCGTTACAATCTTGTTTTTGTTCCGAAGCTTGTTGAATGTCTTTGTAAGTCCAGACACGGCAGGGTCCTTTTCGGGGAATCCTTTCAAGCCTTTGTAGGCGCCCCTAAGACCAACAAACGCAAGTCCAACAGCTTCGCCAACAACAAGACCTTCAAGACTATTCCTCCAGCGCCTATCAAGCTCGGTCTCGTCCTTGTCGGGGTTGTAGGCAAGCCACTGAATGAGGTCGTTGCTCTGGTCTGTATCGTAGCGAGCCAACATAGTAGACAGCGCTTCTTCTTCGCCTTTGAACGCAAAGTAATCACTGAGCCATCCTGCGGTAGCAAGACGCACGTTGGCCTTTGTCGCAGACTTCAGCTTGCTCATTTTCTTCATCGTGTTCGCGCTGAGACTCAGGCGTCCAGTAGCGAAGGTTTTGAAAGCATTTTTGCTCTTGGATAACGCGCCTGTTAGTTTAGTTACCTTAGAAACTTTTCCAAGCAACGAGGCGGCTCCCAAACCCGGAACAAACCCAACACCAAACTGAACAAGTCCTTCGGCAAGCCTACCAACTGTTGTCTTATTGCGTCCAAACAGGGTATGCTGGTCTCGGTCCCAGTCCCACAAGCGGTCCTGCGAAACAGCATCAAAGAAACCGTAGAGTCCTTCAGCGGCTCCCTCAAGACCACGCAAAGGAGCCATCGCGAGTTCGGTTACAGCGGATGCCGTTTTACTAATAAACCCTTTTTTCTCTTTTGGTTCTTCAGGTGACTTGGGTGTCGCTTGTTTAAGAGTCTGTGGTTGCTCCTGAAGCTGCTCCTGCGGCTGCTCCTGTAGCTGCTCCTGCGGCTGCACTTGGGACGGCTGTAAAACGTCCTGAGAGGCTCCTTCGCGCAATGCGCGTTCAAAATCCGTTTCTGTGTTTATGTCCATTACTGTGTCCATTACTGTTTGTTAAGGGTTCTTTTGTTAGCGTAATAGGGGCTGTTGAACTGTGCTTGGAGTAGCTCTAGGGTTGTCTTATAGCCATACTGAGCTGCGACGGCATCAAACACTCTAGACATATCATCGACCTCAAATGTCTTCTTGAGTATAGTGTTGACTTCAGCCTCGGTGGTTGGAGCTTTCTTTCCAAACCGTAGTCCCTCAATGGGAGGTTTATTGAGTCTAAGAAAGCCTCTTGGAACTGTGATGTCGCGTTTTACGCCATTCCAAACAACACCTTTGTAAATTTCTCCCACAGTGTTTACCCTGTGTCCTTCTTCTTCAATGCGGCCAGCGTTTGGGGAGTAGGCGTAAGTTGAAACTTGCTTACCTCTGTTTGAAGGGAAAAGACCTTGAGGTTTGTTTAGAAACCTATCTCCATCAAAAACTGGTATTGTTTTTTCTTCTGGAAACCTCTCGGCAAAACTAGCCATGGTAATTGCTTTGTCTGCTGTTATACTTAACCTATAGCGTTCTCGTAGCGCAGTCTCAGCCGAGTTCATGCCAGTATTATACTTTTCACGTAACACCCCTTCTTCCTCAAGGTCCATGTAGTGAGTGCTTACTCTACCATAATTCATACCCTTCTCAGAAGAATACAACACCAAAGCATCCGTAAGCTTAGCTAGTTGAGCGAAGTTCTTTCCAGACGAGCTAAGAAAGCTGTCAACTGAGGCTTGGCTCCTTGCCGTAGTCACTCGTCGTGTTGTTTCCAGAACCTTTGGGTCAACCTCTTTAGTGAACTCAGCACTGTTCAACAAAGTAGGAACACTTTCGTCGTTGAACTTTCTAAGCTTCTTAGTCAACTCTACGGATTCCTCCGGAGTAGTCTGGTAGTTCTTAAACACAGTCTTTCTGATTTCGTCAAGGTCAAGCCCCCGAATGTCAGGAGAAACCTCATCAAGCTTTTCATAGTCAGCGGTTTTAAGCGCTTCTATAAAGCCAAGGCGCCTATTAGATTCTGACAAGAAGTGAGCATAAAGCGAGTCCTCAAGTTTTTTGTTAAGAGCGTCTATGCCTTCTCCGAATGATTCCTTAAACTCAGTGCTGTTGATGTCGGGGTTCTCTTTGCGTAAGTCGGTAGCGAGTCTGTTTAGGTCCCGAATGTAGGTAGACACAAGACCACCGCTGTCGTTGTCAAAGTCTGCAAAGTCTCTGTTCATCATAGGAGAAGTTGACTCAAGGTCAGCTCCTGTAGTGCCTATTGAGTTCATAATTGATGCAATGCGAGATTGCGCATTTACGCTCACAGAGTCGGATTTGCCAGCAAAGCGTTGTTTAAGGAAGCTCAGAGTTTCTCTAAGAGCCCTTGGTGTGTTTACGACGTTTTTAGTTTTAGACGCTTCTGCTATGAGCGGCTGAACTAGCTTCTCTGCGTCAGCTTTATAGGCGCTCACCCGTCGTTCAACGTCGAGAGCAAATTCAAAAAGCTTGTCGTCGCTTAGACGATTGATGTTTGCGTTAGGGAGTATTCTTTCAAGCAGCTCTCTGCGTTCCTCTGGTGGGAGGTCGGGATTCAGTAGTTTCTGTCTAAAGTCAAACGCATCAGCGCTGCTCGCTGTAGAAGCGAAGGCGACGATGTCAGGCGTGCCTTCTTCAATAGCGTTATTTATGGCAGTAGAGTCATTAGCGGCCTCTCGTGAGGCTGCTCGGGTAGCCGAGTCTTCTATACCTGCCATCAACAAATCATACCCGCCAAACTCTTCTAAGTCATCGCCTCCTATCTGAATGCGGTCTTTTAACTGGCCGAACATGAGTTGAAGTCTATTAGCGGAGTCCGCGCTGTGACTCATTAAGCCAATCAACCCCGGAGAGTTCTTTGTTCCTTGAATAGCGGCTAAGAACTTGTCTTGCGGCAAGCTATTTAGAACCGCAAACCAAGGCTGTTCTTCTATGTCATCAAAGTTTGTATTCGTCTCACCATAGTTCTTTATGGCTGTCAGCATATTCTGCGTCGCAAGACCTTCGGAGCGTTCTGCTATCGCACGTCCAAACTTAGGTATCTCAACCTCATTAAACTTAGACACAGACATTAGAAAGCCCTTACCGATAGCGCTGTTCTTGTCTATGTTGTTCTCTTCCATGAAGATTTCAATATAGTCGTCGGCGAGTTTTTGGGCTTCTTCATCTGGAATAGCGGCTCCGTTTTCCATTTCTGGCATCGTCGCAAAGAAGTTCTTTTGATACTCAATAAACTTATCTTTATAAACCTGAGCCCTTCCCGCTCCTATGAAGCGCTGGTTCACATCGGACAGAAGAGGGTTGTTTCTGTTGATGCCTCCGTGGTCTTTATGAACACGATTCTCAGCCTCATAAGCCGCTTCTTTTGCTTCATCAACTCTAGCGGCTTGTTCATTAAAGAACTCTTCGCTTTCCTGCGGAAGCATTGAAGCAAGCTTCTGTTTAAACTCAACGTCAGCACGCTTTTCGTTTATCTGAGCGAGTTGAATGTTCTGTTGTTTAACAGATTCGTCTAGTTGCTCAGAGCGAATGCCTTGCATTTCAATCTGATGCTCAATACCTTCCTTGCGAAGCTCTGCTTGCTCCAGTTGCGTTTGGTATTGAGTAAACTGGTTAAGGATACCACTCATGGTTCCCAGCGAAGCGGAGAGCCTACCAAGGCTTGTCTGTGAGGCTGGAAGCGTGCGCTGCACACCAACACCATACGTCCCCGCCTCACGCACGGTGGAGCGGACTACATGGTCTCTAGTGAAGTCTTCCGCTTGCTGACGGGAGTCCGTATTGAGAAGGGCTGATAAAGGATTCTTTCGTGTTGCCATAGT